AGACCCCGCCGACGCTTGCCATCGACACGCTGGTGCAGGGATTGAAAGGCTATACCTCATACGTCCTTCGCCGCGAGCGCCCGTGGCTACAGAGAATCAAGACTCTCTGGGCACCATCCTACTACGTCGAGAGTATCGGCCACATCAGCGAAGAGACTGTGCGTCGCTACATCGAGGATCAGAAAGAAACGGCACAACGGAAGGCGGGGTCGCTTTCATCCCACGGTTGAAACCGTGGGCTTTCCCGCTCCAATATCGTAAGCCTTCCGGCTGTCTTTCTTGGTGCTGGCCTTGACCTTCTCGCCCTCGTCTGCCGTGGCTCGAAGGCTCCAGGCTTCCTTTGTGTCCGTTTGGATCATGGCGGCTTGCTCTGTCTTCCCGGTCGTTTCCTTTGTGCCGTTGATGGTAATTGTTCCCTTTTTGTGCCGTTTCACGGCTCCGGCGTTAGGTGGATTGTCGGCTTCTCCGGCTATGCGCCTGTTATATTCCGGGGTCTCTGTGCTGCCCTTCCGGGTAGTATCGTTCGGGGCTGGGTAGTATTCCCATTCCTCGAACTCTATTACTACGTTCTGCTGTTCCGTACTCGACAAAGCCGCAGTAATCTGCTGGGTTGCCGTTGCCTTCTCCGTCCGGCTGGTGTCGGCTGCTACCGTCTGCCGGGTCTGCTTCTCTGTTTCCGTCTTCACGGCTACCCGGCTGGAAGTGCAGCCGGGCAGTCCGCAAAGAATGACGGTAAGAAGCAAAGCAAATAATACCTTCTTCATACGTCTGCGAATTTTAGTACGTTATTCCTTGCCGTGTTAAGGGTAAGGCTTCCGTAGTTAATGCTGTTAAGACGGCGCAGCCATCCGGCCTTGAATACCGCCGAGCTTTTGCGCCTTCTGCAAAGGGCTTCTATATACTGAACTCTTGCTTTCTTGATGGCCGCGAAAAGCTGGCGGGGTTCCCGTGCGTTGATGGCTGCTATCGTCTTGGCTCCTACGATGCCGTCCGTAGTAACGCCCAGCAGCTTCTGTACGTTGGTAATCCCGTACTTCCCGGAACCCCATACCCAATCTACGCAAATATTGGCTACGCTTTGGCTCCTAATTTGGTCGGCCTTCCACCTGTTCCAAAAATGGGGCTTCAAAACTACCTTAACTACGTCATCGTCGGTAAGCAGCTTTAGGTCTGCTACGTCTATATCGCCGTCGCCGTCTTTGTCGTAGCCCTGTGCCTTCCATGTGGCAATGGTTACGCCCTTGTTCGTCGCGCCGCCGGGGTCGTTTGGGTGGTTTGCGTAGCCGCCTTCCCAGCTAAGAATAAATGGGGCTAATACGCTAACGTCTGCCATACCTACCTCCTTTCTTTGGCTGCAGGTCTTCCGGGTCGATGTCTAAGTGACGTGCTGCCTTGTTTACCAAAACTTTCTGCAAAACCTTCGCCCAGCCTGCTTCGTTGCAGCTGCTCTCGTTTTCAAGAATACTAAGAAGCTGAACCAAACAGAACCCTCCGCTTATGAAGCTGGCTAAGTAAAGGTCGGCAAACGGGAACATGTGAGTATCAATAAGCCAGCCTAAGACGGTGCAAGAATAGACTACGCAAAGCGTGTAGAACATACGCCGGGCGTAGTTGCTCCTAAACTTGTAGTCATCCGTCTTCGCCTTTGGGTTAAGCTTCTTTGCGCGCCTTCCCAATCTCCACGCCGTAAGGCAGTCTATCAGAATGGCAAAAAGGCAAATCCCGGCGAAGGGGATGGTAGGCTCAATCAATCCCCAAAGTGCGCCAATAAGGAACAGGACTATTCGTGAACCGTACCCGAATACCCCTTCAAAGAAGTCTTTTACGAACTCAATCATAACGGCTACCTCCTTCCTTAATAGTCGGCGTTTTCGAGGTCTCGCTTAACCATAGCCTTCACGTCTACGACAAACTGCAAATACTCCTTATAGGACTTCACGGCTTCGGCCTTCTTTGCTTCGTCGCTGATGATGCCGAGTACGGCTGCGTTGTAGTCGTTCACGTAGCTAAATTCCTTCGTCTCGTCGATTTCCTCGCGGATGACGGTCTTAACCAGCTTTTCGTAGGTGGGCTTATCCCAAACCTTTACCTGGTCATAGTCGTAAACAGTCTTTTCCTCTCCCGTTTCGGGGTCGGTCTCCTTGCGCTCTACTACGTTGAAGTTGTAGTAATATGCGCCGTTGCCCAGCGGCTCAATAATAGCCGGGCGAATGTCAGAACTTGATTTCATAATTCGGTGCTAATTTAATGTTTAACTTACTTATAAAATGGCTGCTGTCGCTGTACTTACACCATCCCCACCATGACGCTACGGCCTGTTTGAAGGCTTCGGGCGTTAGCGGGTCCTTCCGCTTCAGGAGCTTGGCACACTTCCGGCAAAGGTTCCGCTTAATACGCTTTCTCAGCCGTGTCTCGTTAAGGTAGAATACAAAGCCTAAGAAGTCTATACCTCGCCCGTGCTTATCCCGGTGGTCTTTCGCTACCGGGAAAATCTGCTTATTGTCCTTAACCTCCAGCTTTACGTTTACGGCTAAGTAGGTTTCAAACTCTGCAAGCAGGGTGCGTAACGGCTCCTTTTGGCTGTGTAATACTACGATATCGTCTGCGTAACGGAAGTAGTACCTAACCCGCTTCACTTCCTTAACCCAATGGTCGAAGTAGGTAAGTACGAGGTTCGCCAAATACTGACTAAGGTAGTTACCAATCGGCAAACCCTCCGCGCTGTCTATAATCTCGTCCAGAAGATGCAGTAGCCGTGTGTCCTTTATCTTCCTTCGTACTATAGCCTTCAAAACGTCGTGGTTTACGGAAGGGTAGAACTTCCTAATATCAATCTTTAGGCAATAAGCGCAGCCGGGCTTATCTTTGTCTATTACTCGCCTAAGTTTCTTCGCTGCCGCGTGAATACCTCTTTTCTTTATACAGCTGTAGGTGTCTGCCGTGAATACCGAAAGCCATATAGGTTCTAAGACGTTCATAACGGCATGGTGTACTATCCTGTCCGGGTAGTACGGAAGCCGGAATATTATCCGCTCCTTCGGCTCGTAAATCGTGAATGTGTTGTATTCCGAAGTCCTGTACGTTCCCGCTTTTAGGGCTTCGTGCAAGGCCAGCAGGTTAGCTTCCCGGTTACGGTCGTGAAGCTTAACGCCGTAGGTCTTCAGCTTACCCTTACGGGCTTTGTCGTCCGCAAGGCGCAAGTTCTCAAGACTTATAATTTGGTCGTATAGGTTGTTTACTCGCTTCATGCTGTCTTGAACTTATTTATTCTTGGTTTTCTTATGAACCCCAGCCGCCAATTATGGCGCGGCGGCTGGGGCGTTGAACGTGTCTTCGCTTTTGGTCGTTTCGTGACGTTACGCGGCGGGGATAAAGCAAAGGCGGGAACCGACAGTCGTATGCGTGATCGAGGGGGTGTTATGCGTAAACGCAAACGCAAGCCCGGCATCCGCGCCGTCAGGCGCATAACCGCCGAAAGACACGCCCCTTAATGATACGCCGCTGGCTGGGATGCTCTGATAGAAGTAGTCGCAAATATAGGTAGTCGCGCTTCCTCCAACCTTTAGCGGCATGATGTCGCCGTACTCTCCGCAAACAAGCTGCTTAACGTAGCCTTCACTTCTCGGTAGCTCTCCGCGAACCTCGTAGCCGTTGTAGTTGCTATCTTGGAAGTTGGCCGGGTTGTCATCTTCTGCCCTGTAGAATACGTGCTTTCCTCCGGCATCGTTACTCTGCGCCTGTACGTGCAGGCCGTCCGTCCAGCTCCAAACGTGGCCGAATGGGTTTTCTATACCCCTGTAGCTTGGTACGTGTACGGTAAGCTGGTTAGCGTCGTACTCAACGGGCAGGGTGTAATCTACTACTCCCGTCCTGTTGCCTAAGCTGTTGGTAATTCCGCAGGGCACAAACGGGTTATAGCCGTTAAAGTTGCCCCACTTCGTGCTGTTAAGCGTCGTAACGCCGTCGCCTAACCCTCCTTTGTGGTAGCCCTGTTCGGTAAGCTCTGACGTAAACGGGGCTTGACAATTAAGGTTAGCGTACTCAATCACGTAGAGCCAATAGGTATTAACGGCTGCTTCGTAAAGGTCGCAGTTCCAACCCTTGCCGTTAAGTCCGGCGGTTCCCCTGTTGCGGGCGTAGGCTCGGAAATCGGTTAGGCTGATACTCGTTGCTGGCCGTCCTAACTCGCTTCTGTAGGTGTCATCCCATGCTGCCGTGTTATTGCCGCCCCGGTAGTCCGCCGTAGTATTTACTACGCTTGCAAGCTTATGGGTGCTACGCTCTACGGTTGCTTCGTAGGCTGAACGGTAGATTTTGCGTACCTTGTGGAAGCCCGGAAGCTGGATAAGCGATATAAGGGCAGTTATCGTCGTGCCGTCGAACTCAAACTTTCTGTAGTGTTCGGGTATTTCTACCATGACCATGCCGCTGGCTCCCGTGAGGTCTGCCGCTGCCCCTGTGTCTGTCTTCGTGCTGTCCGTAGCGTGAAGGTATGTTACTACTTCGCCGTCGTCGTTAAGCAGACAGCGGCGCATCATTGACTGAACCGGGAGGCTTGCGTGAAGGCTGGAAAGCCCTACGCGCTCTAACACCGGGTCGGCTACGGCTGTGTTAATCTTCACGCCGTAGTAATAGTCGTAAGGGAATGTAGGCTTTGTATTGCCTACGCCAATTATTAAACCCATAATCTGTTGTTTTAATATCCCCAAATTAGGGGGTTGGTTATACTTGCCGCTTTTATCTCTCTCACTATTTCGGGGTTCCAGCCCGTCTCGAAGCGGGTACGTATGTACGTGCCGGGTTCCATGCCCCAAAGGTTCACTTCAAGGAATACAGCCGTATCTCCGTCGTT